TCCGGAACTCGACCCGGCTGATCTTTTGGCATATGCTGAAAAGGAATTATACCAACTCGGAGATACTGCCAACAAAAAGGAGCCCGTTAAAATCTCGCATATATTGAAACAGTTAACCGATATAATTGAGTTACGGGAAAAGAGCAAATCAGAATTGATAGGTGTTCCATCAGGAATAACCGCACTCGACAGAATTACAATGGGGTGGCAGGCCGGGGATTTGATCATACTTGCCTCGCGTCCATCTATGGGTAAAAGCGCACTCGGAGTTCAGTTTGGGAAGTTAGCCGCACAGTACGGTCATCCGACCTTGATGTTCTCCCTCGAAATGACGGACATACAATTGGGGGAACGGTATCTAAGTAGTGAAAGCGGGCATGACAGCTACGATTTAAAGCGAGGGCGCAATATAGAATGGCCGAAAATTGAGAGAACTTTAAACAATAGTGAAAATACCCCATTTTGGATTGACGACTCCGCACATATGAGCATATACGAATTTCGATCAAAAGTTCGCCGGGCCAAAAAGCGGCACAAGATTGAACTGGTAATTTGTGACTACCTGAATCTATTTACCGGGGATATTGACAAAGAGAACATGAGCGAAAAGTACGGATCGATCTCAAAAATGTTCAAACAGGTAGCAAAGGAATGCAAGGTTGCAGTAATAGGATTGGCGCAGCTAAACCGCTCCCCGGAGATGCGTGCCAACGCATTCCCTAAACTTTCAGACTTGAGAAATTCAGGGGAGATTGAGCAGGATGCAGATATTGTAATATTTCCTGTAAGGTACAGAATGATCGGGATGTTAACTGACGAGAACGACAGGGATTTGAAAGACTATGCCAGAATAGACGTGGCAAAAAACAGGAACGGGATGACAGATTTTGTCGAAGTAATGGTAAGCCCGGACTGTATGCAATGGGGAATACAGGAGGAAAATCCATTTGACACGAAGGACTTTACAGAGACAATTGCAGAAAAAAACAAGCAACTTGAATTTTAAAAGATGAGCAAATTTGACAGGTACATAGGAATTGACCCGGGGAAAAGTGGAGCGATAGCACACATAGGAAGTGACGGCCATACTCAGACGGTTAATATGCCAGATAATGTTGAGAAGCTTAACGATTATTTGATGTGGATGAAGGATATTTCAGATTGTCCTATTGCCTGTATCGAGAAAGTGGGTGTATGGAGAACGGATGCAAATGACGGGAAGTCTTTCGGAATTGAAAAGATGATCCGGAATATGAATGAGATAACCACCGTTCTCAGGATCGTAAAAATACCATTCATTCAAGTCTATCCCATACAATGGATGACATACCTGCAACTAAGGATGCAAAGGGAGGAACGGGCAGACAGAAAACGTAGATTCAAGGTTGTTGCTCAGGACAGGTTCCCTAATATATCGGTCACTCTGAATAACTGTGACGCGCTTTTAATAATGCAGTTTTTGGCCTTTAAGTGTTCACGCGAGCCGGAGTTCGTATTGAATAAATTACCTCAATCAATAGTTGATACCTTGGGATTATGAAAGAGATTACAATTTTCGGAACGATCGCAGCCGACGGCAAAACAATGACCGCCGTATTTACGGAGGAATATAAGGAGATGATCAGACAGAACAAAGGAAAGCGGATATTCATATCTATCTCAGTATTTCCAGATAGTGCCACCGAACTGCAAAGGGGATATTATCACAAAGTGGTTCTCCCGGCACTACAGTCTGGATTCAGGGAGTCAGGGGATGATATGACCATCGAGGAAACGCATGAAAGGGTTGTGGCCCTTTGCCCTATCACCTCGGGTAAAGATACCGGGGAGATGTTAACGAAGGATGATTACACCGGATTGATCGAATGGAGTATAAGGCTATGCGCCGGGGAGTTTAATATCATAGTACCTGAGCCTCAATGACATAGTTGCATATAATATATAAATGTTGTTACTTTATAATACTAACGAAAACCCAATAAGATGAACGGATGTACACAGGCACAATTTGAACTCCAAAAGATTAAAATTCTCAAGGGGGGATCAGGAGTTGAAATCAACTTCAACGTAAAAAGATCGGAGGCAGGATCGGAAACCACCGACAGATACAGCAAGGAAACCACAACCTTTCCGCACCCGGACCTATTGAAAGCGGTTGACAAACTCAAGGGATTGTTAATACAGGCAGTCGGGCGTCACTCAGTAAAGAGCGAACGGATTATTGCCGGGTTCAAACAGAACTTTAAAAAGGAGGCTGACTATCTGGAACTTGAAAAGGCTATCGAAGATCACTACAAGGGTGAGTCACTAAAGATAGGAATTTCAGGGGTGGCAGTCTCGGGATACGACTCGAATAAGGGTGCTATAATCACCGGAACGTACCTTTGCAAGAACGGATCGAAGATAGCACTAAACTCACCCCGGGTAAGATTTGAGGGGGAGACTATGGGATTTGAACAGGCACTATTCGAGATTTGTCAGGTAATTGAACAGGAGGCATACCTGTACACATTCCAAGGGAAACAGGCACAACAGGAAATAGTATTCGGGGAGGAAAAATAATGCAGCCACACACTAAAGTTTACATGAGGCATTTTAAGTTCGGTGAAACAGACTTCATACCATGTGAGATTTGCACAAGCCGGGCGAGGGATATCCACCATATAAACGGCAGAGGAAAAGGGAAGAACGTGATAGAAAACCTAATTGCACTTTGCCGCAGACACCACGAAGATTGCCACAATGAGGTAATTAATAAAGAGCAGGCACAGACTATTCACAACATAACATTAAGAACCAATGGTAATAATACAAGCAAAACTTAAGGGAGTTACGGAAACCGTACACGGCTACAGGTTAGTTTTTGCAGCAGCGAAAGACACCCTCACGGCAGATAATATTCTAAGTATCTTCCAAGCCAATGCATCTTTCGGGTTCCTAACATTCACACCAGACAAACTCAAGGCAGAGGTTGAGCAGGTAATGAAAGACAGAACCATAGGAGCGTCCGAAAAGGGCCGGAGTCAATCGGAGATTATGCGCGGCGCACTATATGACTACTGGAAGAATCTCGATATTCCAAACAAAACATTCGAGGAATTTTACAACGAAAAAATGAATGCCTATGTAACAAGAATCAAGCAGATCTCAGGCCAACTTGAGGCCGACAAAATTGACGAATATTATACACCAAAAAGCGAAACAAAATGATTAACAAAACGATCTTAATTGGACGGGCCGGGAAAGACCCGGAACTATTCACGACGAAAAGTGACAAAAGTGTGGTAAAATTTTCAGTTGCCACATGGGAAAACTACAAGGACGAAAGTCAGGAATCAGGATGGCGGCAGGAAACAGAATGGCACAATGTTATAGTATGGGGTGCAGCCGCAATAACCCTGAACAAAAAACTGCAAAAGGGGATGTTGGTATATGTTGAAGGATCAATACGAACCCGCACGTATGACGATAAGGAAGGCAATAAGAAATACATTACCGAGATCGTAGGGTTTGCCAAGGTACTAACACCGAAGGAATCAGCCGCAGCGACAAGCGAACCAACGCCAAAGGTGGCCCCGGCTAAAGATGCACCAACCAGTCAGGAAGAACCTGACGATATGCCCTTTTAGATATGGAACAGAAACCCAAAACAGCGATAATCGAGGCACTTGAGAACGAGTTAGCCTTGGGAATAACGGTCCTGAAAGGACTGGTAAACAGGGGTGCGTCTGATACCATGATAACATTCCAGACCAAGATCATCAGGGGAACTATTGACGATCTGGTAATTGAGATATGGGGAAAGAAAATTGAAAACGGAATCCCTGCTAAAAATGGAAACTAATCTATTCGAGTTGCAACCCGGAGACAGGTTCTACTTTATAGGTGACCCGAAAAAAATAGTTCGGGAGATAAGCGAAACGGTAATGCACAAAAGAGGAATGAGAGTGCAATATGTGATATATAAGAACTCCAAGGAAGGGCATCAAAATCGCCCGGTGGTTCTTTTACGAAATGTAAATGATAAAAGCTAATTGCGATGAACAACGAAACACAAAACAAACAGATCAGGGAGCACCTTGAGGCAGGCTTTAAAGTAACCTCACTATCGGCTCTGAAATTATTTGGCAGCTTGAGGCTATCGGCCAGAATCCACGACTTGCGACACAAGCAGGGAATACCCATTGAAGCCAAGCGAATCACTACAGCGAGCGGCAAACATATTTCCGAATACTCGATAAACTTTTACAGATAACAATATCATGGGAAGCCCTGACAGACGTTCTTTGCACCACCATAACCGAGACAGGGCTTTCCTTTTACTGTTGCCTTACACAAACGTAATCGGAGGCTATCTGAGGCCGCAGCCAACAGAGGAATACCAACATACCACGCCGGGGAGATATGCCCGGAGAATGGAAATTCGACTAAAATAACTAACTAAAAATAAGCGAAATGAAATCAATTATTAAATTTTTCAAGTACCTATGGAACGACAAGCCCTCAATGTGGCTATGGTTCATCTTCATCGTGGCAGGAATAGGATACGCAGATACTGACCTAACTGCAACGGGGCTACTACTTATCGCCGCCGGGAATATTACCTTTATGGTAAACGGGAGAGGACGGTTTACAGATGCGATACTCGAATACTCAAGTAAATTTAGCTTGGATGGATTGCTCAACTACCTTAATTTAAGACCGAGCGGAAAAAGGATATTTGACAGATCAATATTCGATTGGGTAATCATAATTATAATGATTCTCGCCGGGTTATTCTTCGCAGTAATGATTGTATATCAATTTTTGAGAAAGTAAGGAGGTGAGTGATGATAGGAATAATTTTCAATCTATTGATGCGTAAATTTTACGGGGAGGAACTGACCGCCGAAGTATTGAGACTGGTAATTAATTATAACGAGAAAAAATCTAAATTGGATGAAACTATCAGAAATACCAAAGATTAACCGTGAGGCATTCCCTCAATTTACACTATTTGCAGGACCTTGTGTAATAGAATCCGAGAGTTCATTATCAGAGATAGCCGAAAAATTATTGAACATAACTGCCGGGTTGAATATCCCCTTTGTTCTAAAAGCATCATTTAAAAAAGGAAACAGGACAAAGCACTATGATTTTTCGACAATAGGTGATGAAACAGCACTCTCCATTCTGCAAAATGTCGGGCGAAAATTCAATATCCCCACAATGACTGACGTACATTCCAGATTTGACGCGAGGTTAGTTGATGACTATGAAATTGATATAATACAAATCCCGGCCATGCTATCCCGGCAGACAGATATAATCCAAGCGGCAGCGAATACCGGGAAGATAGTGAATATCAAAAAGGGGCAGTTCATGTCAGGATTTGATATAAATTATGTGGTCGGAAAAGTGATAGCAACAGGGCATCACGATATAATACTAACCGAGAGGGGAACTGCATTCGGATACAATGATCTGGTAGTGGATATGAGGAACGTGCCAATTATGCAGGCAACAGGCTGCCCGGTAATAGTGGATATTACACATTCATTAGGAACGTCAGACGGCGATCCAAAAATGATAAGGATGTTCGGCAGGATGGCAATTGCCTCCGGGGCAGACGGGATATTCCTTGAGACGCATCCCAATCCTGCAAAGGCAAAATCAGATGGGAACCGAATGTTAATGCTAAACAACGTGCCCACATTACTGAGGGAGTTATTAACTTTAAATAGATAGACATGGATGCAAAAGAATGGTA